CAGCCGGTACAAAGAAAATGTATGACCTCATGAATCAGTTTGAAGGAAGAAGATAATGGCAGAGTATATTAATGTTAATCGCTATGCGCCGTATCAAGAAGAGCGGATGCAGCAGCTTTATAATACTCTCTTTGGGTATACTCCTGAAGGGGGAGATCCTGTCAAAGGACTTATAGAAAAGCAACGACCAGTTCCAGCACAGCAGATGGCGGCCTTTACACAGCCACAGCAAGATGCTTTCGCACTCGCCCAGCAGGGCATTGGCGCATATGCACCTTACTTAGCACAAGCAGAAGGTGTAACGCCTTACATGCAACAAGCCTTGGGAGCGCAGGGACAAGCCCTTGGTTATGGCCAAGCAGCATTACTGGCGGGGCAACAACAGTTTGCTCCAACGGCAGCTGGCATTAAAGAATATGAAGATCCTTATGCTGAACGTGTTACGCAAGAAGCCATCAAGGAAATGGATCGCCAGGCACTTATGGCTCAACAGCAAACGGCAGCCGGTGCAATCGGCGCGGGAGCTTTTGGAGGAAGTCGTTACGGAGTTCAACAAGCAGAGCTCGGACGAAATTTACAGGACATTAAATCAAGACGAATTACAGAAGACCAATCACGAAACTATCAGCAAGCCTTGCAGTCAGCGATGGTGGCCCAGGAAGGCGCGTCCAAACGGCAAATAGCTGCAGGACAGCAGTTCGCAGGCCTCGGACAACAATACGGACAACAAGCCCAAGGATACGGAGGACTGGGAAGTATGTATCAAACATTAGGACAATATAAGACAGGCATGGCAGGACGAGACATTGAATCCTTGCTCGGCATCGGGCAGCAACAGCAAGCCATGAAACAAACAGGACTCGATGTTGCAAGGGCCAATATTCTGGCCCAACAGCAGGAACCGTATAGCCGTGTTGGATTCGGCGCTAATATTCTTCAAGGCATGCCACAGGCAACGGTGGAACAAGCTGTTCCAGCCGGACCGCTCTATCAGCAAAGCCCGTTCGCGGCAGCGATGGGAGCAGGCATCCTGGGACTCAGAGGCTATCAAGGATTAACAGGTCAATACCCAGGAATGGGGATTGGTAATTTAAGCTTAGTATAATAATGACAAACGAAGAATATGTAGCACAATTAATGGGACAAACAACCGAACCGGAGAGTTCAGGATTAGAAGGCATTGCTATGAATGTGCTGCCTAAAGATGTTTCATCAGCGGAGCGTCTTAAGCAATATCAACGAGTTTCTCAGGGGCTTTACCCGGTCCAATCGCAAGAAGAATATATGAGCGAAGCTCGAGGTTACTATCCGGAACAGGATTATCAGCGAGAAAAGTTCTGGTCGGATATTATGCTTGGACTGGGAATGCTGACTGGACGATCGGAGCAAGGACAATTTTTTCCTATTCTAGAACAAAATCTTGGAAAATGGATTGAGGAGCGCGATCCTATATTTCAAGCCCAACGAGAGCGTGAAGCGCAAATGCAGCAGTATGCCCGAGGGGAACAAGAAGAGGATGAGGACAAACAGCGCGAATTTCTCGCTGGCTTAATTTCAAGCGATATAGACAAGCAAACGGACTTCATGGAAACATGGACGCCAATGACAAAAATACAAGCTACAGCAGCGAATCTTCCTACAGCCAACGGAGAGACATGGGAGAGAAGCAGCACAACGGATACCAAGAGATTGATGATCCAGAACAATCCTCCATTGAAGGATACCTGGGATTATATTGATACAAGTCTTGAGAAATATAGTGATCCTACTAGCCAATACTATTTAGACACGAGCCTTGGACAGCAATACATGATTAACGGACTGGGAAACGTCAAGGAAGCTCCTGGATTCAGGCTTAAGGAAGGAGAGCGCGGACTCTCAGACGCCGAGGCCAAGATGTTAAATCATCCGATTGTGGACATTAACGGCAAGAAAATTCGCTACACAGCAAAAATAACCACAACTCCCAATGGAGTAAAACAATACAATGATATAGAGCAGCTCATCATAACACCGCTCGCCTTTACCAGAACCTTGACCAACGATGAGGCTCTGGCGAAAAAATACAGAACAGATCTGGGGCAAATCTATCAAATCAATCAGGACGGGCAGTATATGCAGTTACCGGAAACATTCTGGAAAAAAGGATGGAGACCGGCCAGTTCGCAAGACTTAGCGGACCGCGACATTGATATTAAACTTTATCCGCCGGGAACTTTCTTTCAAATATCTCCTGACGGCAAGTTGGAGCAAGGGGGAACCGTTGCGATGGCAAAAGAACGCGATCAGCGGATCGCCTACTATACGGATATGATTACACGAAATGCCAATGCGGCAGGGGAAGAGATCACTGCTGTAGAGGCTAAAGATCAAGCTATAAAATTAGCGGATAATTTAATTGTTCAAAGCGTTGATGATGTAGGGCGTGTCTGGGGATATGACATGATGACAGGTAAGAACACCTGGCTTAATAAAGCCATGTGGGACCCAAATAAAGACTCGGAATGGAAACTCATCGGGCAGGTTACTCAGACTGATCCTTTTGTAACTATAATGGCCCCTCCAACCGTGAATGTTGCAACCATGACTGCTGGAGTCATTGAAGGAACGCAAAAGAAAATCGGTGAATTAGAAAAAGCCTACGCACAAGGAAAACAGCTCATGAAGCTTCTGGAAAATTCTTTGGGACCGGAAGGATTTCTCAAAGCGTTCGCAGCCAATTGGCTCGCGCCTATTCTTCCAACCGAACTGGGAATGCAAAAATATTTTGAATTCTTCGAGGAAGCGTCCAATGAACAAGCCATTAAATTATTCACCAGAACATTGATTCAAGCACTGGCCCTTAACCCTCGTTTTCCCGTGGCCGAGCAGGATATCATTAAGGATCTAGGACTTGAGGAGGATATTCTAGGATTCTGGACTGATGAAAAAATGGGAATAGCCAATTTTAATGAAACACTGCGGTTTCTTCAAAACAACCTCAACTGGGAAAGAGCATCTTTGAATCCGAACAAAGAGCAGTATCTCTTTGTTGATAAAGCTCCATCAGGCAGTAACTACGATCCTATCAATATGGATACTCCAGACGGACTTAAATACGCTATTAGACTAAAAGAATATATACCAGAGTCCGCATTTAAGGATCTCTACTTTATACAACAGGGTAAAAAAGTGACCGGAGTGGAACTTGAGTTTGTTTATAAGGAGAAATAATGGGAACAGTTGTCATTAATGGAATAGAATACAATACTGAGACGGGAGCTGCCATTCAAACGGAGCGAACGAATACGACCAATCAAGCATTATCCGAGAATGGCATTCCAGGTCTTAACACCGAGGTAAAGACAACCGAAACATTTGAGCAGCCTCAACAAAATGAAGTTGTACAAATTAAAACCAAAAGCACGGCGGTAGCATCGCCTATGTCTGTTCTTAGTCAGTTTACTCACACCTTTATTCAAAGCCTTTTTGCCCTTCCTGATGCAACGGTAAAACAAGTGGCGCAAGAGTTGAGTGATTCCTTGAATCTAGGATGGAGCGACCAGGATATTTTTGATTTCAGTGATTTTGTCAATAAGGGAAAAATAGGAGATGAGAAATATTTAGGACTCGAGGTTAGCCCGGAATACAGTTGGCTTTTTCCTCAGCCTCCAGGAGATAAAAATATTCTTGAGATTCTTGAAACAGACGGACGAGAAGCGGCCATCAAGGCAATGGAAGAGATGGGCATTCCTCGAAACAAATTTGAAAAAGCCGCGGCGATTGCCGGGGACTTCGCTGCCATATCAGCTTTTATTTATGGAGGTGGATATCTAGCGAATGTGCCTAAGGCCTTTCCTAAAGGAACAACACCAAAAGACATTTTTAACATGGCCAATACCATGCCGAAAGGAACGCAGACCGCGAACCTATGGGGTAGCATGATAACTAATGACATGATGCAATTCATTCGAGCTAATCCAGGGAAGGCGGCCCTCTTTGATTTAATGGGAGCCGGCGGCGCTGGTTATGCTCTGGCAACAGTTCAAGAGAAAATAACGCCAGAGTTCAGGGAAAATCATCCTTTCCTTGCAGGCTTAGCGGAATCTGGAGCTCTGGTATTGGGAGGAGTGGCGGGGCCGTTCGCGGCTGTTATTCCAGGTATGATTGTAACTAAGGGACCAACAGGATTGGCAATAAAATTTGTCGGAAATAAACTAAGGGCATTTCTATCTTTGCGCAGTGACTACGCGAGAAGAAAATTCATGCGCGAAGTGCAAGCTACTCTTGATCATAAGACAGCCAAGCAATTGAAACCTCTTTTTGATCAAGTAATGGACAATCCTGCTTTAATGGAACCACAGAACATGGCGATGCTTATTCGCCAGGACATCGTGGGAGGAGAGGCAGTGACCGCTCTAAAGAACAGTGAACGAGCAAAAATTTTAAAAGCGAATCCTGAATTAGCGGCAGATGAAAGCGCCTTGGAAATGGCGGTTGTCGAAAGACTTTTTGCATTAGGAGCTGCGGACACAGTGACAGGAGATACTATTCAATTATTGAAAAAAGTTGTCGATCCGAAGGATAAGACGAAATTTACTTATGAAACCGTGGATGTTCCCGTAGGACCATTTTCAGGCGCAGCCCTAGAGGCTTATGAAGCAGAATTAAGAACCCTCTTCACAAACAATGAATGGCAGGCTCTTAAAGAATTCCAAGGAAAAATAAAACCGAGCCCGGATGAAATTGATGATTGGATTCAAAATAAATTATACACGGCCAAACTTCAACTTTCCATGGCAGAGCAGACCCAGGATGCAACCATTATTAATCTGCAGCAGCATTTGGAGAACACTTCTTCAGGAGAAGAGCTCCGATTAATCCATGACCGAAAATCGAGCAATGTGGAAAAGACACAAGAGTTTTGGGAAGCAATGCTCCCTCATTCCAACGAACCACCTAGTTTTATTTTAAATACCATTAACAAAGACATTTTGGCATTGGAAGCAGAAATCATTCAAGCTCAAGAAGCACTGACATTGGCTCAAAGGGGCATTATCTCCGCGGACGGCAGTCCACTGATCTCGGGCGCTGACGTCATTGCAACAAATGTAGGCCTCCGTGAAAAATTAATTGACTTGCGAAAAAACGTAATTACGAATTTCCGTAAGGGCGACAAGGATATCAGGGAACTTAAAATTAAGGTTCCTGCCAATTATTGGAATGATTTTAAAACTGACATAAGAAATCTTATCTTTGAAGGGGCGGAGGATGTAACAAAACTCCCTGTCTTCAAGGATGAAGCGTCGATCCCACCCATTATACAAGAAATTATGAAATCAGACGATCTCACTTTTAGTAACATGATGGATTTGTATGTCCGTATCGGAGATGATCTTTTTGACGCGACCTTAGCTAAAACAACAAGCCTTACTTCCCGAGGAAGAAAAAATCTTTATCTCGTTAAAAAGCAATTTGAGCAATTCATGACAAAAAAATTATCCCAAGTCGACACAGGAGCAATATGGAGAGAGGGAGATGTATATGAGGGAGTCCAAGCTCTTCTTGCAGGAGTGGCTGACGGAACGCGTATTCCACGAGAACTGATTGGTAAGCCTAAAAATCTTGCCATCAAGAATTATTTTGATCAATACAGAATACAGGTGGGAGATGTCTTTGATAAGAACGCGGCGTACCGCGTCCAGCGCTACGCTGAATTTGGCAATTACATGATTCCCGATGAATATTTCATTCATGAATTCTTCAAGACAGCGGCAGATGTGAAGCAATATATAAAAGTATTCGGGCAAGATTCAGCAGCGATGAAGCATTTAACCGACACGCTTCTCGATGAAGTCCGTATGAAGACCCTCAACCGAACCACAGGAGAGATAAATCTAAAATCCTTAAATAAATGGATGGATCAGAACGCAGCAAAATTATCTGAAATGCCGGCCGAATTCACTAATCTTTTAAAGAATAGTGAAGCTACCATGCAGGCCGTCGTCAATAGAATTTCCACTTTAAACCAACGCAAAGTAGTAGCCGACCGGACTCTTCTTGGAAAAGAACTTCGTAGAATTTCTCAACAGCTCATTGACACAAAACCAGATCAGTTTGGAATGTTGATGGATTTCAATATCTCCCAGCTCATGAATACAGCATTGGAGAATCCAAACTTAATGAGTCAGCTTTATAATAAAATTAGATTTGATAAGACTTCCGAAATCGCCTTCAAGCGTCTTTTATGGCAAAAGATCGGTGATAAGGTCAATCTCGAGAATATTCCCGCACTTCAAAAATTCTTAAGCAATGAGAAAATTTCCACAGCGTTAAAAACAATCTTCAATAAAAATGAATTGAAGATGCTTAAAAAGTTGCAGGACTCTTACCAGATTATCATGACCACAGCGTTTCCAACAGGAGACATTCCAGCAATGCTTCCTATTGTTCAGACCATCACCAAGAATCTCGGAGTCAGCCCACAAAGTTTAACCTCCGTAGTGCGTGCCACTAAGGAAGGGCGTATTAGCCCGACCAATACAATGATCTATCTAGGATCAAGAGCGCTCAGTGCTGGTCAACTGTTAAATTTCAGAAAAATTTATCTTGAAGGACTGATGGACCCTCAAATCTTAGAGAAATTAGCAAAAACGGAAATGAGTGTTACTTTATTTCAAAAGGCTCCGCCTAAAGACAAGCATTGGATTAACCGTATGCTTGTAGGAATGGGGATTAAACCTTTCGGAAATTTAGATGTTGTTCCTGAAATTATTGCTCCAAATTCAGGGGATCTAGAAATGGATGAGAAACTTTTAAAATGGATGAACGAGCAACAAAGGGATAAAGAAGCCCTCGAGAATTTTGATCAGTCCTCCATGAACATTCCAGCCATCAATGAAGCATCGCAGCTCGCGAACCAGAACATAGGAATGCCCCCACTCGACATGAGCGCGGCGGTAGAAACGGCAGCTGTCCCTGGAGGACAGGTGACCGAAGAACAGTTTACCAGCTTCTTTCCGCATGATACAACCGGACAGATGATTGCTGCCCGGAGGGCAGCGGAAGGCGGAATTATGAACGCACCACGGAATCTTAGACAAAGGGTACTCTAATGGCAATTACAGATGTTATAAAAATAAAGGAAATGGTGAAAGCCCAGGACAAAGGGCGGAGACTCGAAGAAGAGTTGAGAATGACAGAAAAAATAAGCCCTTCGGAAGGTTATTTTTCAGGATCTCCTCACGGGGATAAGTTTTGGAACGAACAGAAACGACACCAAACACCAGAGGATCTGGAAAATTTAATCAACCAAAAAGAAGTATTAAAAGATCAAGGCATCATCGAATACATGCGCGATAACCAGCAGCAGGAAATGATGATGAATTATTTAATGGAAATGTTCAATGAAAATCCAACCAAATTCGAACAGCAGTTCGGCAACGAGGCTGCTGAGACCATGCGGATGATGCAAGGATTCAAGACCAAACAACACATGGAAGAACAACAAGGAAAGGTTTTTGAGCCGGGAACCTCGGAGATCATAGGACAGAAAGCTTCCTTTAGCCCTGACCAGGTTGCTCTTGGAACGCTGACCACGGACCAATCTGATAAATTTCAAACTGACGATGCGAATGAATTTATAAGGCAACAGCTTCTGCAAGGAGGGGGAAAAGAGCTGGACGCCATTGAATTGTATGAAAATTTCAAAAATCAACTTCTTCAAGATCCACTCACAGAAGAAGTTACTCCTTACCGTGAAGTCATAACGGACATGAACGAGGACATAAGCGGAATTATAAAAAGTCTTCCTAAAGAGATATGGTATAATTTATTAGATAAAATTAAGCCCTACTACCTCGATGAATTGGACATGATGCTCTTGCATGAAGGTGTCGATTTTGACAGCGTTCTCAAAGAGGAACGGCTGATTGATAGAGGAAGTAAGGACTGGAATAAACTCCAGAAGCTGAAGGAAGAATTGAGAAAACAGTCAGAGGCGTGGGAACCTTCTAAGAAGGAATAATTATGGCGGCAATGACCAAACAGCAAAGGATCGATAATGAAACCCTGCGTCGCGCCCAGGAAGGAGACTTCAGCGATTATGTTAAGGAGAAAGTGTCCGGAGCTGCAAGTAGATTAGGGAAGACGGTTCCTCTAGAATCCGATTTTACATCAAAAGAATTTCTAACAAGCCCCCAAAATGGAATGCAAGACCAGAGCACAGCCGTTAATCTTATCAATCAACTTAGTGCTACTCCGACCTGGCCTGAAATTCGAGCGAGGAAAGAACAATTGGTAGGCATCCCTGCTGTTACCACTGATATAGATGAAGAGCGAAACATGTATCAGTATATGATCAATGAAATGCTGCGAGCGGGACAAAAACCGACTGGAGCTCAACTTCTAGATGTTAGCCAAATTCCGGAAGGCTGGCGACGAACAGGAGGAACAACGTTTACAGACCCTAATAATCCTAATTTATTAAGAGATCTAAAAGGACTGGCCATGTTTGAGAATCCTGGAGTAGTTAATCTGAAAGATTATGATAATGAAGGCATACTAAACCTAGAGCCGTTTCAGAAGGATTGGGCCCAGGACCAATTAGGCATTACGAATTGGGGAGATGTTATTAAAGGACTTATCTCAGGTGCTACACCACTTAAATATGTAAATATGCTGACGGAAAAAGTGCAAGACTTTGAACCTGTAAACCAGCTACAACAGGCAGCAACGTCAGGATTGGAACTACTAGGCGGAACCATTAAAAAAGGCACTCAGGCCTATGATGATATGCTAAAATGGATGCTCTCAGGATGGAAGAAATAATGACTCCAAACGACCAATTTCAGCAACGACTGCAGTTTGCTCCCAGTAATCCCCAAAGCACGGGCTTGGGTGGTATATTTGGACTACTAGGAGGACCAAGAGGAGGACAACCTTTTACAGGAAACCCAATGGCACCGCCTCCAAACCCAATTCAGTCACCACAACATGGTTTTAATCAATTTGGTGAACAACTAACAGGATTTGGCGAACAGTTAGGCGGATACGAGGAACAAATGGGAGGATTTGGAGAAACTCTTGGAGGATACGGCGAACAACTAGGAGGCTTCGAGGAACAACTCGGGGGCTTTGGACAGCAAATGGGAGGATTTGGTTCCCAATTCAAAAATATCAATAATAAGCTTACTTCCCTTGAAAAAGGAATTGCGGGTCTTACGGAAAAATTTGGGACGAACCAACAACAACAAAATGTATACCAACAGCCCATGATGCCAAGTTTTGGAAATCTTTTTTCAGGAGGTTTCAATCCATATTTTTATGGTGGCTTGGGTATGTTAATGGGGAGGCAATAATGGCTGAAGAAAAAATAACACAGAACCGCGAGGACATCATCAAGATTGAGGGGCAGTTGAAGCTCATCAACCAGAAGCTTGACAACCATATGCAGCATCTTTCAGCGAAGGTTGATGTAATCTTCAAGATTGTGTGGACAGTGAGTTTCATGGTGCTGGGATTATTATTAAAAGCAATTTATTCTGCATTAATGTAAGGAGGCTATATGGCTGACTATAAAAATCTTGAAGCACGGATCAAGGTCCATGAAGGATTTAGAAACACCGTGTACTTGGATTCATTGAATCATAAGACAATTGGGTGGGGACACCTCTGCACCAAAGACGAAATTTGGGAAGAAGGTAAAGAATATTCCGAGGAAGAATTGCACCGCGTTTTCATTACCGATTTAAACCGAGCCATTGATGGAGCCAATAAGCTCTGTCATGATATAGAGCTCCCTGATTTAGCGAAGGAATGCATCGTGGAGATGGTATTTCAGCTCGGAGCTGGAGGAGTTTCCAAGTTCAAGAAATTTTGGAAATTTTTAAGAGAAGGTAAGTTTTTTGATGCCAGTTGCGAGATGTTGGATTCCAGGTGGGCAAAGCAAACACCCAATAGAGCTCATGAGCTGAGTGAACTAATGAAAAAAAATGAAAAAAATAATGCTTAGTCTTATTTTATTTTCTATACAATGACTGACTGGTTTGATAAATCATCTATAATCATTGGAATTATAGCACTAATAATATTTGTATTGGTGGTGGTGTAATGGCTAACGATAGGCTTGATGTATCGGATAAAACGGCGATCAGCATGCCTATGCGCAACCTTTTGGCCATATTATCGGCCACAGCGATTGGAGTGTGGGCGTTTTTCGGCATCCAGGAGCGCTTGAATACGCTAGAAACTAGAAATACATTGATGGAAGCGGACCTCATTGAAAATACGGCGTTTAGAATTGGATGGCCCAGGGGCGAAATGGGCAGTTTGCCTGCGGATAGTGAACAATTCATGCTTATTGAATATATGTCAGGACAGTTGGAAAAGATGCAGAAACAACTGGATAATATGATGCATAATAAGGTTAATATTATCAGGCTTCAGGAGGATATGAAGGAAGCTAGGGAGAATATAGAAAAACTTAAGGACAAACTAAGGGAGACTAACGGTGGTTGAAACAGTAATAGCGCTATTAATGTGGATTGGAATTTCACTAAAGGAGCACGTACCCTATGACTCAATCGGTGATTGCCTTAAGGCAAAAAGATTAAGTGAAAGAAGTTCTGGACCAGATGGTCCAAGACTGGAATGCAAGCCCGTCAAGGCTAAAACTGAAATATGGAAAGAAGACGGGAAAAAACACATCCTCAAAATTATTGAGGATTAACTAAAAGGAAACTAATGACTATAGGAAAAATTAAATGGTTTAATCCAGCCAAAGGATATGGATTTATTGAACAGGAAGGCAAGGATGTCTTTCTGCACGTATCGGCTTTAGAAAAAGCGGGTATTGACACGTTGAAGGAAGGAGAACAGATAGAATTCGAAATAGAGGAGACCAAGGGGAAACAAAACGCGATCAACATCAAGAAGGTATATGATGAAGGAACAGGTAATAGAACAACTGAAGACAGTCTATGATCCGGAAATAACATCCATTAATATATTTGACTTAGGATTATAATATAAAGATTTTTAGGGGGTCATATGGTTCAACTCATGTCTATAAAATGCGCTGAGAGGCTTTAAAACAAGAAAAAAATTGGCTGTTTTCGGCCAAATATAGTAAAATCAAAATACCCGTGTTTTATCCATTGATTTTATTTTTAAGGGAGTTTCATCGTTATCGATAGTAGGAATCCACCATACATACACCTGTTTTTTACCAATTCTCTTTTGAGTATCTCCCCCTTTTCTTTTTTCTTTAATAACATTAATCATTCTTGTCTTACTAAAATTATGAAAATTACGGCGACGTAAAAAATTCTCTAATGCATTCAAACGAAAATAAATTACATTTTCTTTTTCATCGTGGTAGGCTCTATTACTCATAATCTCTTCTAGATCATCAGCCTGTCCTTGTTCCAAAATAAAATCTTCTAGATGTGCTTCAAAGCGTCCTTCTCGTGTCATGGCTTTAGATACATACTCCGTTTGACAATGTTGTAAAAGGTCTTGAACATGTAATCGCCAATCTTTTTTTCCTTTAGGCTTGGGCCAAATATTAATTTGTTCTACACACGCATCATGAAATTTTGTTTCATTAGTGAGATCTTGCGTGGTTAAACAAACGCGCCGCCCATCCACGTTAAGAAAATAAATAGATTCTCCATCACTTTGTAATTTGGTTAAATCATTTACTTTACTTTCTCCTTCTCCTCCAATACCAAATTGTCGTGTGACGCACGCAGAACTTACACAAACACTACACATAGGTTGATCCTTGCATTTATATTGATAATCTGTTTTTTCATGTTGATTAACGGTTTTAGTAACTTCCTGATGACCTAAAGGAGATTTTATGTATTTATGATTAAAAGCTGAAATCTTATCTTGCCATTTTTTTGGCCATTTTTTCTTGGCATAAACAGTATACTGATAAAGAACATTATCACGTCCTCCTTCTTCAATTCCTTGTTCCACCAACGTTTCAAGGCATGGAGGGCCATCAGAAAAATCACTTTCTTTTACTTCTTTTTTTATCTTAAAAGATAAGAGATCATTTTTTCCAATTGAGTTTTCATCATATAAAGAAAAGAACTGATCCAACACGGCAGCCGAGCCATCAACATTAAAAGCATAGCGAGTAGTGTCATTACCGCTATGATAAGGAAGATTAAGAAAATTCCCAGTATCGCCCCGATCTGCTCTAATTTCAATTTGCTTAGGAAAGATTTCACAGTTCGCATATCCTAGTTTTCCTGCCCATTCCATAAGCTTATCACGCATAAGTGAAGCTGTAATCCATTCTTTTGTAAATAAAAATAAATGTGCACCCCCACTTTTAGACCGACATACTATCAAAGGTAAATGTAAATTTTTTATTTTTTTTATTATTTCTTTATGGTCTAAAGGATAACTATCAACATCAATACATCCCCATTTACATGTAGAGTCATCAGTAATAGGAATAATTCCTAATGAAGGTTCTTCGCCCTCTAAGTGCTTTTTCCATAAAATATTATTAACTGGTTTTTTGACAATAAAAGATTCTCCCCCTACTTTCCCATTAGACTTAGGGTCTCCACTTTTATATTGTCCATAGGCTCTATCTAGCCCTTCAAAAATTTCTTTAAATTTCTCCCACATTTTTTTAATAGAGGGTGGCCTTTAAAAGCCACCCCCTTCCTCCCTTAAAAGACTCGTTTACCTTCTGAGATTATATTATCTTGTTCTTCGGGCACTGCTATTTTTTCACCTTTAGTAATGCTATCAGCGAATTCTTTAGCAGTAGTGAAAAGGCCTCTATTTTCTAGAATTTTTTCCTTTTCAACATTTATACCGAACCACTCTCCAAAGTCATTACCCTCTTTAACCGTACTGATACGATAAAGATGGCTATAAGACGGTGGAGTAAAGGGTCCATTAGAACCTTGAATTTTTAAATTCAACATCATTGAATTCCATTTTCTACTCTTTTTCAATTGAGTAGACTTCAAAGTAATAACAGCCGGTTGACCTATGCCCGTTTTTTCATCCTCAACAATAAGAACAAAGTGATTAGCGGCGGTCTCTACGTAGTTACCATTCTCTAATCTATCTTTGCGTTGATCATCCCGAGTTGTTTTACTCAAGATATCACTCTTAGCATCATAAACAGCCACAGGAGCTCCGCTCCCTTGGCCTCTATCTTGCCATTCAGTATATTGTCTTTGATAAGCAACAGGAATAACCAACATGCCTTTACTACCATCAAACAATCTATTGCTGACAGTTTCTAAAAACATGCCTGGTTTCGCATTGTCCAATGAGTCTAAATCGGGACTCATTTTTTGAAGAACTTTAATGCGAGGGGTTGCTAGGTCATCGTGAGTGACATGTTCAAGTCCAGCTTTCGCCATTGACTCGAAGTCACTTGCTCCAAGAGCAGCAGGAAGATTTTGTTGCGTCTTCACTGGCGCTTTGGAGGCTTTTCTTTTTTTGACTACCATAATTGCCTCCTTACGGTTTTCGGTTGTCTATTGTCGTATTTTCAATTTTTTGCGTATGAATACGCCAAATTCATCAGGAAGTTTTTCACCTTGACGGATACGCTCCCCAACGAACGCTTTTAAAGTTTGAGGATGAATATTTTGTTCATGATCCACCGCCAAACCTTGTCCTTCTAACTGCTGTCTTAAGTCCGTGGCATGTTCTCCTTCGCCACGACCAAAAGAAACAGAGACTTGATTTTTAATTATATCATCAAGTCCATTATCTTTTAACCATTTATAGCAAGACTCTCTATTGGCAACAAGAATAGAAGCATGATAAGTTTCAGTAATTTCTATATTTTGACCATCCTTTAATTTTAAAGAAGTCAAATTATTTTCTTCCATCACTGCAGGAATTTCTTCTTGTTCAAGTTTAAATTCCTTTTCACTTAACTGTTTCTTTTGTTGATCCAGATCTGCTAATTGTTTTCGTATGTCCAAGAGTTCTGCACATTTAGTTCCTAGAGTAGATAAGACTGTATCTCCTATAGATCCAATTTTTTGAACAACCTCTTGTTCCATTTCTTGTATTAAGCTCTTCATTTCTAATCCTCCCTATTATATAGGTCTATTTCTATAGGATAATATGTAGCCTCAATCTTATCCCATTTCAAGCATTTATATCGACCACGGTTAATATCAGCTGCAATCGAACATGCAATTCCAATAGCAGCAGGGTCCCCCATTAATAAAAGATAATCGTCATCACAAAAATCTTTTAATTTTGTCTTGAGTTTTCTAACCGTAGGGCCAGAACTTAAGACAACTTGAGATCCTTCAGGCAATAATAATTTTAATTGACCATATTCCTGAGCACTTAAAATATTACGACCTGCAACTTCTTGAACTACATATACTGCCATATTTCTATTCTTTCTAATAGATTTTTCCTTATTAATCTATTGCAATCCTTTTGGCAATATTTTATATGGATAAGTAGAAATTAAGGAAGAATCATGAAATATAAGTTTAAAACGAAGCCTTATGGGCATCAATTAGATATTTTACGCGAGGCATGGAACAAGGAAAACTATGCCATTTTTGCGGATATGGGGACGGGAAAATCCAAGATTATCATAGATAATATGGCTATTTTATATGACCGAGGAAAAATTGATGGGGTTCTTATTATTGCTCCTAAAAGCATTACAGCAAACTGGGATAGTTTAGAAATTCCAGTTCATATGCCAGAACATGTAGAATATTCTTCCATTGTATGGTCTCCAGAGAAAACTAAAAAACAACAAGAAATTCTTAAATCTTTATTTGTTTTAAATGAACATCTTGTTATTTTTATTATGAATGTAGAAGCCTTGAGCACCAAACGAGGAGCAGAAATAGCTTACAAATTTTTATTAGGCCATAGATCTTTACTAGTGATTGATGAATCTACTACTATAAAAAATCCAAAAGCAAGTCGTACACGAAACATTATTAAAATGAGAGATCTTGCTAAGTACCGACGAATCTTAACAGGAATGCCTGTTACTAAAACTCCATTGGATCTTTATGCCCAGTGCTATTTCCTTGATCCTTATTTATTGGATTTCGGATCTTATTATGCTTTTAAATCACGTTATACTATTACAAGAAAAATTAATTTACCAGGACGCCATTCTTTTGATCAAGTTATAAAATATGTACGGCTTGATGAGTTAAATCATAAACTCTCATCCTTTTCAACCCGAGTATTGAAAGAGGAGTGCTTAGACTTGCCGGAAAAAATTTATTTAAAACGATATATTGAATTAAGTCCTGAACAAAAACAAGCTTATATGGAAATGAAAAGATATGGTGTGGCCACCTTACAAAAAGGAGAAACAATGTCTGCTGTAAGTGCCCTCGCTCAATTAGTGCGACTTCATCAAATTACGTGTGGGCATGTAAAAACAGACAGTGCGCAGGAAGTTAAGTCCATAAAAAATAACAGGATTGCAGAACTTTTGGCAGTTTTAGAAGAAACCAATGATCGTAAAATTATTATTTGGGCTGTTTATCGTTACGATATTCGAGAAATCGCAAAGCATTTAGAAAAAATTTATGGGACAGATTCCGTAGCTACATTTTATGGAGACACAGATCCAAGAATACGACAAGAAATAGTTAATAGATTTCAAGACAAGGACTCTGATTTACGCTTCCTGGTTGCTAATCCTAAAACAGGAGGATATGGTTTAACTTTAACGGCAAGTCACACAGTTATTTACTATAGTAATAGTTATGACTTGGAAATAAGAATGCAATCCGAGGATCGCGCCCATAGGATTAGTCAAACAGAGAAAGTAACTTATATTGATATTATTGCCAAAGGAACAATAGATGAAAAAATAGTTAAAAGTCTAAGAAATAAAATTAATTTAGCTACACAAGTATTAGGAGAGGATGTAAAAAAATGGCTTATATAAAGGTGAAATCCACTAATTATAATTTTAAAGATTCTAAAAATATCATCTGGACCCCAAGAAAATGTCTCCCTTGTGGAAAAATATTTGATAGTTGGGGTGTAGGAAATAGAATTTGTAATAAATGTAAAACTACAAGCGACTATAAAGACGCAATGCCTACAACTACAATAAAAATTTCATAGAAAGGATATACAATGAAATTAAAAAAGAAATATAATTATAAAAAATTTAAACGGTTGGATGGTCTTAAACGTTTATATGAAGTTGGAAAAATAAAAGTTCCTTCCGTTACTACCATTCTTAAGGTAACTCAACCCGCAGAAAAAACTGAAAATTTAAAAAAATGGGCAGAGCGTGTAGGGAAACAACAAGCAGAAAAGATAAGAGATGATGCCGCAGCTGTAGGAACGGCTCTTCATAAATACCTCGAGAAATATATTTTGAATAAGGGCGATATGAAATATTATGATGATACTGCTATCGGCCGTCGCGCACGTAAAATGGCAAATGTTATCATTGGAAGAGCTCTTTATAATTTAGATGAAGTATGGGGATGCGAAGTAAATTTAACAGGATATAGTCCTACTAAAACTCCTTTATATGCAGGAACAACAGATGTTGTAGGTCTTTTTGACGGTAAAGCAGCCATCATTGATTTTAAACAAACCAACAAACCTAAAAAAGAAGAATGGATTGAGGATTATTATCTTCAGCTCACAGCTTACGCTCTTGCGCATAATGATATGTTTGGGACAAATATTAGCCAAGGCTACATTTTAATGTGTAGCCGTGAAGGATTTTTCCAACAGTTTCATCTCCAGGAGTATATGTTTAAAGATTATAAAGATAAATGGAATCAACGTTTGAAAGAGTACATGATCAAAGAAGGGTTATGGGAAAATGAGAATTCAAAATGATGGAAGTTATTTTTGGTCCTCCAGGGACAGGTAAAACTACGACACTTCTTTCCATTGTCGAAGAGGAGTTGGCTCATGGCACGCGCCCCGTGGACATTGGTTATTTTTCTTTTACCAAAAAAGCTACACGGGTAGCGATAGATGGGGCCGTTCGATTGTTTGACAAGCCCCGAAAAGAATTTCAATACTTCCGAACCTTACACAGTTTAGCATTGCGTTCCCTTCATATTGATCGCACCGCTGTCATGCAGGATGATGATTACACTGAATTCTCTAATCTCATTGGCTATAATATTAAAAATCCTGATAATGTCTCCTGGGAAATAGGCTATCCCAGCTATGAAGATCCTTATCTTTCCCTCATTGACAAGTATAGAATTAAATACACTTCATTATATCAAGAATTCAAAGAGTATGGACATTTGGAAGGGGGATGGAAAAAACTTGAAAAAATAGATAGAGGATATAAGGAATTTAAAGCCAAACGAGACCTGTATGATTTTACAGATATGCTTTATAATTTAATCGAGGATGAAGAAAAAATTCCTTCTTTCAAAGTTTTAATTATTGATGAAGCACAGGATTTAAGCAAGCTTCAATGGAAACTTGTTGATAAATTAATAGAACGTTCGGAAAAAATATATATTGCAGGGGACGATGACCAGGCTATTTTTGGCTGGGCCGGAGGGGATGTCCAGGAACTTCTTATCCGGGCTAATAGGCCTTCTACCAGAAAAAGTGTGTTGCATCAATCGCACCGCGTCCCTATTGATATTCACTCTTATTGCACAGCTTTGATTAACCGCAATAAAAAAAGACAGCCTAAAGTTTGGAAACCCAGACAAGAGAAAGGTCTTATCGATTTTCCTGCCCAAGTTAATCTGTCCCTTTTTGACAAAGGACAATGGCTTTTATTAGCATCCACTGGATATCATTTGGATAAAATTAGTACGGATATGAAACAGCATGGACTATATTTTATAAGACGTAAAGGCACGAACGAATTCCCCTCTGTTTCTAGTGATGCGATTAATGCAATGTATACCTGGGAAAAATTAAGGGAAGGAAAAGAAATTTCTTTAGAGGAAGTAAAACTTATTTATAGTTATATTAGTTCTAAGACCGGACTAAAATGGGGTGCAAAAAAGATGGAAGGAGCTCTTGACCATGAAAAATTTAATTTTGAAAGATTAAAAAGTCAACATGGTTTACTATTAGCGCCACATGCACCGTGGCTCACGGCTCTAGATAGAATTAAGGAACGAGATGTTCGCATGATTAAATCTCTTTTATTACGTAATGAAGATCTAACAAAACCCCCACGGATTATTGTCTCTACCATTCATGGAGCAAAAGGTGGCGAAGCTGATAATGTTATGCTATTAACTGATATGTCAAGAAAGGGTATGGATGGATATTATAAAGATTCAGAAGAAACAAGAAAAGTTTTTTATACAGGGATGACACGTGCAAAGAAAGAATTACATGTGGTTGCCCCTGAAACAGATATAGAATTTGGAGAAATAAGATATGAGCACCAAAAAAGAACACAGATTAGTTATTAAATTACAAAAAACATTAGATAATCAAAGGGAAAAAGCAGAGTTACTTTTGAAAAGGTGGTTAAAAAAAGATTTTGTTAAATTGGAATTAGATAAAATGAATAAACTTCCAGAGATAAAAAATGAATAATATTGAGTGGCTACCTCCAGAACGTATACCGGATTTATCAGACGCCAAAGAAATAGCTATTGATTTGGAAACCTATGATCCAGGTCTTAAAGATAAAGGCCCAGGATGGGCTAGGAAAGAAGGAAGAGTAGTTGGGGTAGCACTAGCCGTAGATGGATGGAAAGGTTATTTCCCTGTTGCTCACGAAGGAGGAGGAAACTTTGAAGAAAAATTTTTTAAAATCTCATTAAAAAAAATACTAGATTCCCCTTGCGATAAAATTTTTCATAATGCTTCTTACGATGTAGGATGGCTTCGACAATGGGGATTAAGTATTCAAGGAAGGCTCATTGATACAATGGTTGCAGCTCCACTTATTGACGAAAATAGAACATCACGGGGGAAGAATTATAGTTTAAATGATTTATCTAAAGACTATCTTGGAGACAAGAAAAAAGAAAATGAATTATATTCAACAGGATTAGAACATGGTGTGGACCCGAAAGCAGAGATGCATAAGCTACCGCCCATGGTAGTAGGGCCCTATGCAGAAAAAGATGCAGAGTTAACATTAAAATTATGGAACTACTTTAAAAAAGAAATTGTCAAGCAAGAACTAACAAATATTTTTAATCTTGAAACTAAACTATTACCAACCCTTATTGATATGAAATGGAAAGGAGTAAAAGTCAGTGTTGAACGTGCAGAAAAACTTAAGAAAATTTTGGAGAAAAAAGAAAAGGCACTATTGGATAAAATTTTCCAGGAGACAGGAGTCATGGTGGACATTTGGGCTGCCACGAGTGTTGCGAAGGCTTTTGATGCCAAAGATATTATATATGGGAGGACGGAGATTAATAAACAACCCCAATTCACTAAAGCATTTTTAGCCAATCATCCTCACTCCCTTCCACGCATGATTACAGAAGCACGAGAAATTAATAAAGCCCGAACAACATTTATTAATTCTATTATAAAATATGAACATAAAGGTCGTATTCATGCGGATATTAATCAATTAAAAACAGAAACAGGAGGAACAGTTTCAGGTCGTCTTTCCATGCAACATCCTAATCTTCAACAAATTCCTGCGCGACATCCGGAACTTGGACCAATGATTAGAAATCTTTTTCTTCCTGATGATGGATGTGAATGGGGAAGTTTCGATTATTCTCAACAAGAGCCACGGATTCTCTTGCATTTTGCTTCAAGCTTAAATAATGGAAAAGGATTAAGAGGGACAGATAAATTAGTTGAACTCTATCGTACTCAAGATCCAGATTTTCATCAAGCCGTCGCAGAGATGGCAGGCATTGATCGAAAAACAGCAAAGACGATTAATCTAGGATTATCTTATGGAATGGGTAAAACAAAATTGGGAAATGAATTAGGATTAAATAAAGAAGAGACTAATTCTTTATTTAAACAATATCATGCCACCGTTCCTTTTTTAAAAGCTTTAACAGAGGAAGCTATGCAATGGGCTAATAGTAGTGGATTTCTGAGAACTTTAGAAGGCCGTCGATGTCGATTTGATTTATGGCAACCAGCTACCTTTGATCTTCACAAGCCACTCCCTTACAAAGAAGCCCATCAGGAATATGTTATTAATCAACGCCAAGGATTACGACGCGCCTTTACTTACAAAGCTCTTAACCGCATTATTCAAGGAAGCGCAGCTGATCAAACTAAAAAAGCGATGATAGCACTCGCAGAAGAAAATATTATCCCTCATATTCAAGTCCATGATGAATTAAATTTATCTCTCTCTATCGACACCAGAGAAAATATTGTACGTTTAATTAAAGAAATAATGGAAACGTGTATAGAATTAAAAATTCCATCAAAAGTTGAACCAAAAATAGGAGTCTCATGGGGCAATCTAAAAAAGATACAGCTTACGCCTACGCCGCTGGAGTCTTAGATGGAGAAGGATATATTGCTATTCCTCCTCGAAAAGATAAACGCCCAGGAGTGCCACTGATTCAAGTGGAAATGACTTCTTATAAAGTTATTAAATTTTTACATGACCTCTTTCAAGTGGGAAGTGTTTATAGATGCAAGAAAAGACAACCACATCATCTTCAATCATGGAAATGGACAGTAAAATATAGGCAAGCCTATAAAATTGCTCAAAAAGTATACCCATATATAGTACTTAAAAAAGACAAGGTGTACTGTATCTTGTCCTATTATAAATAAATATTGATTTTTTCTTTAAAATATCCTATATAATCCCATCTATTATAGAAAGAAGAGGTTATAATGACAGATATTACTAAATATAAATCCGTGGCTGTGAGTCATAAAACTCATGGGGATTTGAAAATATTGGGTGGTTCGGATTTTAGATCGGTTTCTAAAGTCATTGAATGGCTCGTTAAAGAAGAAACAAAAAGAAGAAAGAAGAGAAAGAAATGAAAAATATAACAATGGGATCGGCTTTTAAGCTTGTAAAAGAAACTGCAGAAGTATCTGAAACTTCAACCAATTTGGAAAAAGCTTTAGAAACTTTGATTGCTGCAGCTCATGGAAAAGAAGCACCCAACATTGATAAAGCTACAGAATTAGTTAATCGTTTATTATTAAAAGACAATAGATTAAAACGATTAATTAGAGTAGAATTTGAAAGATCTAGAAATGAAAGAAATGATCATAAAACTTGATTTGGACATGACGGAAAGAGAACTTTTAAAAGAGTTTTCCAAACGTTGTAAAGATCTAGAAAATAAAATTAGTGATAAACATGTCTATAATGTGGTT